AACTGCTATCCGACAACTTCATACGTAACCATGAGTTTGGGTCGCGGTTGGTTAAGCGTATGCAAGACTTAGCAAGCCGGGGACCAGCCACTCAAAGCGCCTATCTCCACAAGACAGCCCGGAGTGAGGACATGGAGTGGACCGATTGGACACGCCGGGATCGCATCTCGTGTGGCTCCATGTTGTTGGAGATTGTCCATGATCGGACGGGCTTGATTAAGTTTACTGACAAGGCTCAACGCCGACGCCGACACTTCAAGCCGATGCGTATGGTTGAGATCTCTGATGTTACCCGTGAGTGGATCAACGAATACGACAACTACCGGGAGTTATTGTTACCGTTCTGGTTGCCGATGGTGGAAAGCCCGGAGCCATGGCAGAAAGTCTTCGGTGGTGGATATGGTATCAACAAGGACCAAGGGCTTCCTGTGCTTCCGTTCATCAGATGCTCTGACCGTAACGTCCTAAGAATGGCACCCGACATGCCCCAGGTTTACAACGCGGTTAACCTTATACAGGAGACACCCTATGCCATTAACAATCGCGTCCTTGAGATGCTTGAGTGGGCGTGGGATAAAGATTTACAGATCGGGTTACCACCTAGGAACGACCTAGAGTTACCTGAGTGGCCCGGTGATCACATGTCGGTCGAGGAGACGAGGAACTGGCGTGACGACAAGCGGGAACGGGCTGCCTATAACACCTCGTTGGGTTCACAGCGCATCCTTATCTCTAAGATCTTGATGTTATCCCGGAAGTTCCGCAACGAGCGTATGTTCATGCCGTCATCGTGTGACTTTCGGGGTCGAGTCTATCAGGTGCCAAGCTATCTTAACTACCAAGGCCCGGACCACTGTCGAGGATTGTTACAATTTCACAGGGGTAACCCTATCAAGAACGATGACGACCTAAGATGGCTTGGGATACACGGTGCTAACTGTTTCGGTAACGACAAGTGTGACTTTGAAACACGCCTAAAGTGGGCCGATGGCTTCACACGGGATGCAATAAGGATTGCTAACGACCCGAAGTCCAACCGAGAGTGGGCCGATGCGGACGAACCTTGGCAGGCGTTGGCTTGGTGCTTTGAGTGGGCTGAGTATCACACGAAACGGTCGAAAAATTTTAGGACGTTCCTACCTTGTGCGATGGATGCAACCAACAGTGGCCTTCAGCTTCTGTCATTGTTAAGTCGAGATAAGGAGGGATGCTTTGCAACCAACGTGTCACCTACTGCAACACCTCAAGACATCTACAGGTTGGTCTCGGATCACACGTTGGGGAAGTTAAAGCAAGATGCAAAGGATGGACGCGACTACGCACGGCTTTGGGTTGAGTTTGGGATCGACCGCAAGATGTCAAAGCGTCCGGTGATGTGTTACAGTTACGGCCTAACTCCTTACTCCAACAGGGATTACGTCGCTGACTGGTATGACACCACCCGAAGAGAGCGTGGGATTGACTGTGTGTTTGGTCGGAGCCACATGTATCCAGCCATCAAGTATCTCGGTGACCTCCTGTGGGACAGCATCCAAGATTTGTTAACCAAACCTAAGCAAGTCATGGACTGGTTCCAAGATGTCTCCCGGTTGATGACAAAGCAGGAGCTACCGTTAACTTGGACAACACCAAGCGGGTTCCGGGTCAGTCAAGATTACAGAAAGCAAGTCAGCCAGAAGGTCAGCACGTGGTTGAACGGATCGTTAACATCGGTGCGCTTCAAGGATGCTACGGATGACCTCGACCCCAGAAGACAGAGCAATGGTGTTGCACCTAACGTGGTCCACAGTCTTGATGCTGCTGGGTTGGTGTTAACTGTTAACGAAAGTTGGAAGCGCGGCCTGTATGATTTCGCCATGATCCACGACAGCTTTGCCACCCACAGTAACAACTGCGAGACACTTGCGTCATCACTTCGGGACAGCTTCAGCGAGATGTTCACAAAAGATATTCTTGCAGAGTTAGCTGAAGCGTGGCAAAACGAATCTTACGAGGAACTACCAAGCCTACCTGACTACGGGACGTTTGATGTTAACACACTACGTGACTCTAAATACTTTTTCAGTTGAAGCTGAGAAAAACAAAGAAACCAAAACTATAAAGATAATGAAACAACTGACAACGCCTATTGGCACCGCAATGTATCCTAAGCTGGTGACACCGGACACCAAGTTCGACGAGAACGGAGTGTATAGCTGTAAGCTTATCCTTACCAAAGACGAATTCGAAACACTTAAGGCCACCATTAATCCGTGGTTCGAAAAGGAATACGAGCGATTGGTAAAGGAGAGCGGAAAGAAAAAGCTGGATCGGAGTCCGAAGCTACCGTTAAAGCTGAACGACGATGATGAGTATGAGGTCTTTGCAAAGCAAGTAGCCCAGAAAACTGTGGCAGGTAAACTCATTCACTTCCAAGTCGCTCTCTTTGATTCGGCTGGAAAAAAATTGAACAACCCACCCAACATCGGAAGCGGCTCTAAGCTGCGCCTTGGAATAGAGCCATCGGCCTGGTTCAGTCCTATGATGGGAGTGGGTTACACGCTTCGTCTTAAGGCAGTCCAAGTGATTGAGCTAAAGGAGTATGAAGGTGGAGCCGGTGGCTTCTCGTTCGACGCTCAAGAAGGCGGCTTCGTGTCCGAAGATCTTGGTGACGCATTTGAAAACGACTCAAAGGATGCCTCGATTCCGTTCTAAATTTGAACAACGCTTGGCCCTTGCAATGAAAAGAGCAGGGGTCAAGTTTACATACGAGTCCCAACGGATCAAGTATGTTAAGAACCACCACTACACCCCGGACTTTGTCCTTGATAATGGTGTTATCCTTGAGGCTAAAGGTCGCTTCATGTCGTCCGACCGGGCAAAGCATTTGTTAATTCAGAAGCAACACCCGGACCTCGACATACGATTTGTCTTTATGCGAGCAAGTAACACCTTAAACAAAAGGAGCAAGACAACCTATGGTGATTGGTGTGACAAGCACGGTATCATGTGGTGCGAGAAGTCCATACCTCGGTCGTGGTTCGACTAAAGAAAAAACAAGATGTATATAGCAACTCACCAGCCGTGCGATAAGTGCGGTGCATCGGATGCGTTGTGTGTTAACGAGGACGGTTCTACCTTTTGCCATTCGTGCAATACCTATGACCGTGCTGAGGCTACACCAACAACACCTCCACCCACTACTATGAAAATAACAAAACCTTTACACTCCGACTCGGACAAGTTCTTGACCGGAAGATACAGTGACATACCAGCGCGTCACATCACACTCGACACCTGTAAACACATGCGGTATCGCATCGGAGACTACAACGGACGTGCCTGTCACATCGCTGACTACTACGACGACGACCGGAAGCTCCAAGGCCAGAAGCTAAGGTTCGAAGGCAAACAATTTATGATCCTTGGTGACATCTCGGATCGCTTCTATGGTCAACACCTACACCCTATGGGGGGAATGAAGCTTGTTGTTACCGAGGGTGAGGTCGATGCGTTAAGCGTCAGCCAGATGCAAGATAACAAATACGCTACGGTCTCGTTACCTACAGGTGCAGCCAGTGCTGCTAAGGTGTTCAAGCAGAACCTTAAGTGGCTTGATAAATGGGATGAGGTGATCCTGATGTTTGATGAGGACGAGCCGGGACGGAAAGCAGTAGAGGATGTCGTCGGTATCCTTCCAAGCGGTAAAGCTAAGGTCGCCCGGTTGCCCTTAAAGGATGCTAACGAATGCCTTGTCAACAAGAGGAGCCGGGATGTTATACACGCTATCTTCCAAGCCAACGCATGGAGACCGGACGCTATCATCTCGGGTAAGGACATCCACGACCGGTTAACAAATCCAAAGAACACTGCAAGCATTCCTTATCCTTGGTCCGATTTAAATAATCTTACACGTGGCATACGTAAGGGAGAGATTGTTACCTTCTGTGCAGGATCGGGCATCGGCAAGTCACAGGTGTGTCGCATCATTGCTCATCACATCCTTACCACCACTGACCACAGCGTAGGTTACATAGCCTTGGAGGAATCCATTGAGCGCACAGCACTCGGCATTGTTGGTCTTGAGATGGGTAAGCTTCTGCACCTTGATCCAGAAGTTAACTATACCGACACCAACTTTGATGAAGCCTATATCAACACGGTAGGGTCAGGGCGCATGTGGCTTTACGACCACTGGGGTAGTCTTGATGCCGAGCGGTTGTTATCACACGTGATGCACATGGCAAAGGCAATGGATGTCGAGTATGTTATTCTTGATCACATCTCTATTGTTGTGAGTGGCATGCAAGATGGAGACGAACGCCGGATGATTGACAACGTGATGACCAAGCTACGTGCTTTGGTTGAAGAGTGCGGCATCGCATTGATACTGGTGTCTCACCTTAAGCGTCCATCGGAAGG